TACTGATCCATTAAATTCAGTAAAGAATTTTGTTCCAGTAGTTTCAGTTAAATCTGCTACTGCCCAACCTGCTGCACTTACTGCTGATATTGTACCTTTGCTTGGTAAACTTGCTCTATCAGTATCTACAAAGAAAGTCATAATAGTACCACTTGATACCCCATCATCTCCAGTAAAATATACTGCTGCAGCATCTGCTGTTACACTACTACCAACTGCATATTCTATTGCATCTCTATCTGCTACTGCACTAATAATTGTTCCTATGTTTTGGTCTGATGCTCTTTCGTGATCTGTAATAGTCGATGTTGCAGAAAAAGTAGGTGTACCACTATCTGACATTTGACCTTCACTTACTGTGTTATCACTTCTGTACATATTAATACTATCATATATAAAATAACTTGCCATTATACTTCCCTTGTTTGTATTGAAATTTTACCAACTTGTCTTTTTAAATTTGTAATGATGAACTTTTTACCACTCCAGGCATCCTTGAATAAACGAGTAGGCATGCTAATATACGAGTCGAAGGTGTCTGATATTTCATCAAATGGACTTCCAAGTTCTGAAAATGTAATCTCACCAAAGTCTATGAAATCACCTACTTGCAACATTGCATACTTTTTAGGATTAACTAAAGTTGCACTAACAGTAGTTTTATATTCACCAAATAAACTTTTTCTAAAATTAATCCAACTGGAATTTCTTGAACCTACTACATCATCTACTGCATCATATAAAAAGTCTAAATTGATTTCTTGTTTTTGATGTGAAGCATTGTCAAATATGGTACTATGTACCGATCCACTTGTTGAAGATGTAAAAGTATCTTGTTTTAGATATTGATTTTCTGCTGGGTGTTTTTTGTAATTTACTACAATGTTTGTTTCAAGATCAGAAACTGGTGTAATACCAAGTTCATATCCACTAATATCATTTTGAGATAAATCTACATTTGCAGTTACACTATCTGCTATGGTAAAGTATCGTAATTCATTTACACCTGATATTGAAGTCTGTTGTGCTTGTGGACTAAACTCAAAAAAGAAACACCCTTCATATTGTAATTGTTCCATAATACTTTCTAATTCTTCTTGTTCATCTAAAGCTAATCGTGTTTTCCAATGTGTAGATGTTGGACTTGTTAATGTACTATCTCTTAATTCTGCTACTGATTTATATCCTGAATTTTCTATTTTAGCATCACTATCCGAATCTGCTACATTAATTATACTATGTAATAATTGTCTATGGATCGCTACAGGATTATCAAGATCAGTTAAGGTTGCAACAGAAGAATATGCAGTAAACCCTTCAGTTAATACATCTCTACCTAAATATACTTTTTCAATTCCTGCATTAAATTCTTGTGATGCAATAGGTTCATTGGCTAAATCATTAGAAGCAGTTATAGTTACAAAGATATTACTTAAAATAACATTGAAATTGCTATAACTAATATCATCGCCTTCTGCATTAAATCTGAAACTTAAATATAGTTCATCAGGTAAAGCATTATCGGTTAAGATACTTGCTATATTAGTAGAAGTTGGTAAAGCAACATTTGATCTATCTACTTTATCTCCACTTGATGAAGTTCCTACTAATTCAATATCTCCACTTGACGATCCAAAACTGCTACTTAAAGATGTTGCTAAATTAAAGAATGCCCCATCAGTACCACTTGGACTTCCAGTAATTGTTTGACTATATGTACCTGATAATCCTAATGTAATCGCAGTAATCTTACCAGTTACTTGTGGCATTTGTAATTTAAATACTACACCTTTTGATTCACTACTAAACCCTGCTGTGTTTGCATAAGTAACACTATTGCCAGTATTACCATTGTAAGCATTATCTAAACTACCAGCAGTTAAACTTACACCACTTCCAACTATGGTTGCAGTTACATCATCAGGTAACATCTTAAATTGTCTTTCCATGCTCTTTGGAACTTTTAATACTTTAACACTATCTACTGTTGCTACAGAAGTATCAGTCATTCCTGTAAGTTCTACAAATCGTTTCATACCTTTGTCATAAAACTCTAATTTATCAGAACCACTTGTTCCTTCAGGTATGATGTACATAAAGTTAGCACCATCATTCTTTAAGAAAGGACAAGCATATACATCTTGACCATTGACAAAGTTAGTATTAGCAGTATAATCTCCATATACTAAAGGTTGTATTTTATTATTGTATTGAGGATTATCTGAATTACTTGTCTTGCCTTGTGGTATAGATACATTCTGAAATGGTCTATTGGATACAAGACTTAATACTATGGTGTTGTTTCTGTAAGCAAAGCTACTAACTCTACCACTAAATATCTGTAAAGCATTAGCAGCAGTATTATCATTATCAATTTGAGATAAAATATTAACTTGCCCATTTATTGTATCGTTTCCTAATAGTTCTAATAAAGTTGTTCCATCTAAATTTATATTAGCAAGATTTAAAGTTACACTTCCTGTCTTAGTAGTAAATCCTTTTAGATCAAGCGAATAAGATATACTTGGTTTATTAAGAATCGCAGGATAATAGTTTAAATTGTTATAAGTAGTTTCTGAAAAACTAAATTTAAAATCAGGAGTATCAGTTGTAGATACACTTGAAGTTGTATTTTTAAATATCTGTACCAACCAGTTTTCAGTCATAGTTGGTGATAGCTTTGCTGAATAATTAGAGTTCGTAAAACTCATGTATATCTCCTTAGTATATTAACCAATTAAATCCAAACCTGGACTCATAACTTTGTACATCGTACATACTTAAATATCTACCTTCTAAGAATATTCCAAACTTCTTAGTTAGTTTCCAACCATAGACCAATCCTAAGTCATAGTCCATACCATTTTCTGCTACATCATAATTAAATGAATAATCAGACATACCTTTGGTTACTGGATATGCAGTTGCCCAAAAGTGAAACCAGTTCTTTGGAGTGTATTTATAATAATCTGCTCCTACACTTAGAGATAATTCATTTTGATACCCTAAGTCTTTAGCATATTCTTCATTGTATTCTCTTACAATCCTACCATAGATTTGTTTGTAAAACATTTCATCAGAATTTGCTACAATATTACCTTCTGCATCTTTCCATATATAATCAAAGTATTGATAACCATATTGTGTAAACTGCTCTACAAATTCATCAGTATATCCGTAAAAATAAGCAAACTCCCAAAATGGTGTAGATTCTGTTGTATCAATACCCTGTTCATCCCACCATAAATCAATAGGTCTAAAGTCTAAATATGCAGGGTGGCTTCTTCCTGCTACACCCATAGACAATGCAAGATTACCAAAGTCTTTTTTAAATCGCATATCTAATCCTGCAAACTCTACATCTTCTAATCCTCTTGAATCATAGTTAGCTTTTGCAATAAATTTATCTCCCATATATCTAAGCATATATTGTTGATTGATAAATTCTTCTCCAAACTCTTTATGATCCGAATATTCTATAACATATTCCCAACCAGTAGGCACATTACCAATAGCAACACTTTCATTAATTGGTGCTTCTTTCCCTGTGTACCATACTTCAGGTTTGTTCTCATATCCAAATCGTGCTAACTTTCTAATACCAAATGTCATAATACTGTGATCATCTAATTCTTGTTGAAGTTCTTGTAATTGACCACCAGATACTTGGTATTGCAATTCTTTAGTTATAGGACTACTAAAGCTATATGCTCCATATATTGTACTAAACTTAAAAAAGTCTTGTGCTGAAATAGTACCAATCAACAATAAACAACCTAATATTTGTTTATAAAACATACTTAAATAATACATCATTGAAATCTCCTTAACATTATTTTATCTATTTCTTCATTGATTTGTTTTTTTATGACACTCTCATTTAAGTCAAAAGATAAACCTGCTTCAAATCTTTTAATTTCTTTTCCATACTCAAACATAATAATAGTTGGAACAGATTTAATTTTCCATTCATTAGCAATTATTGCACCATAAGATTTGTCATCAATACTTGCATTAAACCATTTGCAATTTTTTAGTTTACCTAAATCAATAGCAGCTCTTTCATTCCAATCTGCATTCACTTGTATTATCACACACTCATCTTGGCTAAGTAATTGTACTTGTTGTAAATTTTCTAACTTACCTTGCGATAACAATGGTGATGACAATAAAGCCAATCCAAATAATACACCATATACTCCATAAAATTTTATCATCTATATCCCTCATTTCTGCATCATCATTCGTTCAATGTTTTTAACATCTTCACGCATTTCTTTTTGCTGTTCTTTAATTTCTGTTACATCTTTTTCTGTTTCTAATATTGTGTTTCTAATCATTTGGTCTTTTAGATCATATTCTGTTCTACCAATTTCTGGTGCTGGTAGTTCTTTGGCTTCTTGAATATCAGCTTGTAAGGTAAACCATATACCAACCACCATAAATATAGTAACTGCCAAAGAAATCAATGTTTCTATACTAAATGTAAATTTACTATCTTTGCTTACTTCCACTTTTCTATCTCCTTATAAATTAAGTTTTTCTGCTCGTCTAATAGCAGGAATTATTGTATCTACTACTGTTTCATCTACCAATGGGGCAGATATGTTTATTGTGATGTTATTTCCACTACTTGTAGGACTTGGTAATGGAGTAATATCTACTCGTTCCATACCACTTGCATTATCACCAACTACAATTCCATTTCCAATAGGTAGGGTTGTTCTTTTGTTTGTTATAAACGATCCACCACTTTGAAATTGTGTCAATGGCTCAAATAATTTATCAATAGCTGCACTCGCTAATCCTGCTAAAATAAAATTCGCAGGAAATCCTACACCAGCAAAAATACTTGCAATATAAGATGCTGACGATTCTTTAGATTTAGTTTTTATTGTTGATACTGCATTTGATTTTGTTATTCTACCCTGTTCAGCCATATTTGTTAATTGTTCTTCTAAAGTTTTTTTATTTGATTCATTTTTCTTTTTATTTCCATCTTCTGCTGATTTATTGGATTCATTTGTTTTGTTTGCCATATCCTGTGTTGCTGCATTAACCTTGTTTATATCTTCTATTATATCATCAACACTTACTTCTTCATCTCCCATAAGTATTTTAGTAAACATACCTTTTTCAAATGATATGTTTTCATTTTTGGTTTGCAATTCAGATAATTTTTCTTTAAAGAAATTAACTCTTTCTTGTAAAGATTCTTGATCTCCTAAAATAAGATTAGGTGTTCTTTTATCTTGCTCTAACTCAAATTCAGCCATAGCTAATCTTGCAGATACTATTTTTTCTTGAACAAGAGTTAAATTATTAATTACTGTATTTATGCCTTCAAACGCAGCTAAGAAAATTGCTATTCTTTTTGTAAATAACCCAAGAGATATATTAGAAACCATAATACCAACATTTAAAGCACCATATCCTGCTGCCATTACACCGATAGTTGTAGCGAATTCTTTTATATTTCCTACTTGTTCTTCTGATAAATTATCAACAAAATCAGTCATGCTAATTGCTGAATTTTTAACTACTAAGGCAAAATCTCCCAAATCTCCCAATAATTGTTGCCCTATAGAATTTTGTAATTGATCTACAGCATCTTGCATATTAGAAATTTTACCACTAAATGTTGCAGCTAATAAATCAGTAGCTCCTGCAATCTTACCATCAGGATCGGTCATAGCTCTTTCAAGGGCTGCTCTAAATTCAGGTAAAGTCAATTTAGATAAATCTTCTATGCCTTCTGCATCTTTGATTAATTGTAAGATACCTCTTTCACGAAGTATGTCTGCTGCACCAGCACCACCTGCAAAAGCACGACCAAATGCAGCACTTGCATCTACAATATCTGTACCCATAAATGCTGCTAAGTCAGCAATAGATTTTAGAGAATCTTCACTACTTACACCAAATGCTTCAAGTGTAGCACCAGCTTCTACTACATTTTGTACTTGGAATGGTGTGGTTGCTGCAATCTTTGTAAATTGTTGAAATGCTTTAGCACCTTCTTCTGTACTTCCTTTTAAAGCAACAAGTCTTACTTGTAAACTTTCAAAATTACTTGCTGTTTGTATAACACTTCTTGCACCTGCACCTAATACTGCTGCACCAAATAAATTTTTAAATGTAGAAGTTAATTCTGATGCCGATTGCTTTGTTTCGTCAGTTTCTTTTTCTAACTTATTTAAATTTCTTACAGCTTTAGATACTTCTGCTTGTACTAATAGTCTTATTCTTCTATCTGCCATTTTTTTCGCCCATATAAAGTTGAATTGATTTTATCTCATTATTTATAACATCAAATTCATCTAATTTACTTGCAATAACTTCATCTAATGTACTTGCAAGTGGAATATTAAAATCCTTAATCCAGTTATATTCCTTTAATATCATTTGATATTCAATATCTACAATCCATTGTGGATTCATAAATAAGGGTAAATGAAAGTAAAGATTTCTGCCAAGAGAAAATTGACTCTCTTTCCAGTTATCAACTAACATTTCTATTTCTTCCCATACCTGTTCTAAATTCTCGTAAGTCTTGACCTTTTTTGTCAAGGGACTTTGCCTTTTGTATGGAAACTCTAAAGCTATGTGTGGAAATCCCATTTGAGAAAACCACACATAACTACAAAGCCCTATGAGTCTTTTTTTTCAGTACCCATATAGGAAGCAAATACTTCTTGAAGCAATAGATCAATTTCAGCCATTGTTAAAAGACTTTTATCTTTGTGAACATAATCTTTTTCTGAAAGACCTGATAGTTCTTCTACTTTGTTAATCATATTGAAGTATTTTTCTTGCACTACTTCAGAACCAGCAAAAGAACTAAGACTTAATTGCCAAAGTTCTCGCTTTTCTTTGTAGTTAATATCCTTAACTTCCCATTCTTTATCGAACATTTTAACCTTCATTTGTTACTCCTTACCAACCACTTGCTTGGGTTGAATCTACATACTCAAACTTAAATGCTGTACCTGATGCTGCACCACTTGAAGTAGGTTGAACTACTTTAAATGGAATTGTAATTACTGCACCTGCATCTGCATTCGGATCAAGATTTACTGCTGTTGAATAGATTTCGCATTCTATGTTCATTTCACCTGCTGTATTTACTGTACCATCGCCTTGCTGAAGTTTTAGTGTTGCAGTATTACCACTTAAAAAGTCTTGTAATACATTACCACCACTTGCAAAGTCAAAGTTTGCATCATACATTAATGAAATCTCTCCAGTAATGTTTACTGATGGGATACCAAAAGCATAACTTTCTGCATCGCCATTAGAATCTCTACCAACTCTTGCTACATTGTTTTCAAATGTAAATGATACTCCAGTAATCACCATATCTGCTAATGAAGTTCCATCAACATCAAGTTTCTTAGTATCAAAGTAAGATTCTATTTGTGTTGGTGATGTACTCATTAGAGTTGGTGCTGCTGAATTAGCACTTAAAGTTTGTTCTACTAAGAACTTACTTGCACTTGTCATACCTGAATAAAATGTTCCACTTAGTAAACATCTACCATCAGTCATGTCAAAGTTCATTGTAAGACTTTGTAATACAGCACTTGTAATCAGTTTATCTTGTGCAGATTCAGGGTAATATAAACCAATATCAAATAGACTTGGTACTCCTGAACTTGAACTGCCTGTAAAATCAGGTCTTGATAAAGCTGCACTTGAAGTAGCTTGAATCGTGTGAACATAAGGATCTGAACCACTTTCACCATGATCTTGCAATACATTAGCTAACATACGAACAATCATATCTCGTTCTGCTGGAACTTCAAAATCCATAGTGATAAATCCACCTTTTTGAGTTCTAAACTGGTCTGTATCAAGTTCAATCATTCCTGCATTATTGCTTCGTATCTCACCACTTTCAACAAGATTGAGGACTGGTGCAGATACATTAATTACAGGAAGTAACTCGTATGCAGTATCATTAGCTGCTGCTGTTTCAAATGCAGTTGCATTTTTGTTTTTAATACCTACACTAAAATCACTTTTAGAATAGACTTTTCCACTAACTGCCATGTGTTATTTCTCCTCTTTTTTTACTTTTTTCTTAGGTTGTTCTTTTTTTACTGGCTGAACTTGAACACCTAAAGATTCAAATTCTTCCAAGTTTTCTTTTTCTAACTCAACTTCTCCACCAGCTAATAACTGTCTAATCTTTTGATTGGGTGTGTTAAGATATGATGGTTTTTGTAGTTGAAGTCCTTTTATGTGTTTATACTTCATGAAATCACCTCGTTTGTGTTACATTGGAAAGTGATGATAACATTAGATATAGTTTCATCTTCTTCATCTCGTGTATATTCTACACTTGATACAATACCACCATACCAGTTTGTGATATTACCACTTTCATAGTTTCTATTATCGAATAAAAGTCTTTTGACAACTTCTGCTATCATTGTCAGTCTGTTTAATTGATTCTCTTTGGTGTACTCTCCACCTTTTCGTAATTGATAGTTAATGGTTGTTGTAAATTCTCTTATATGTACATTACTTGCATAATCAACAAAAGCATCTGCTTCAGGTACAATTAAAAAACTTTCTTGCCCTCTATGTTCATCAAACATAACAGGAATAGAAGAAAGGTTTTGTTTTAATAACTTTTGGATTGTATCAATTACTCTATCTTTATAAATATTTTCAAATTCTATTGCCATTATCCTTGTCCTCTATACTTTTTTTTGTAATACTTCTTACTAATTTTTGTGCCATACTTTGTTCGTTTGCTTTGTCCTTGTCTTGTTTTCTTTTTACCATTTCTTCTTACAAAGGTAATATTATTCTTTTTTGGCATTATTTCTTATATACCTTTTCTGCCCCTGCAATTCCAAATGAACCAAGTGTAACCCAAACAAATGAATTATAAATATTGTCGTTAATAATAATTTCTTGTCCTAATAAACCTGTTACTAAATCTACAATTCCAAATACACACATTAAGGCAAAAGAAATAAATCCAATAATTGATTTTTCATTATATTCGTTTTTATCTTTAAATATTGCCCACATTATTTTCTACGACCTTTTCTTTTTTTTCCTTTACCATAAGGCATTGTTATCTCCTTTTCATTTGTATAGATTGCATTCCACCACCTGATGTATGATCTAATCCTGAAACTTCTACTTCCCATTCATCACTAATTGTATAAACCCCAGTAGAAAATCGTACATAGACTCCATGTCCTATGTGTTGTAGTCCACCATCAATGATTTGCCCACTTTGTACAAGACTTACTTTTAATCCTGCATCACTTCCAACATAAGAATCAAACTTAACTCCTGATGAACTCCCTGCTGCAAAAGTTCCTGCTGTACTTATGACTACTTTTATTCTGTCAAATGACACTTGTGGAAAGCCAAAAGTATCTACTATTGCACCAGTAGTTGATCCATTAATTGATACTTCTTTTACGATTTTATCTCTACCATCTTCGTCTTGGTCTATGGATATAACACCTTTTCTAATCAAATCTAATAATCCATTTGATTCAATAGGATTGTAAGCGATGTCTTGCAACTCCTCACCTCGTTCTCTATCATAAGGCATAATTGCTAAACTTGCTGATAGCAAAGCAGTTGATCTAACAATGACTTCAGGAAAGTCCCTACCTAAACTATCCCCAGTTCCTACACCTTTGTTCTTGTATATTGGTTTATTAATATACGACCTCACAAAGTCGGAACTTCTTGCAATAAACTCATCAAAGAGTGTTTTATTGTCCCTACCAGCAGTAACTGCTTCGTCAAAATTGGGATTATTGGTCGATGTAGGTCTATAGTACACTACATCTGCATCTTCGTCAAAATAGTATTTTCCATCAGCATCTATTGCTCCTGTACTTCCGACTGAAGTAAGTTCAATGTCATTTGCAAAGAGTTGAGTAAACTTCCCAACACTTCCTGCTTGATAGATTGTACTATTACCACTCCCACTATAACTTGCCCAGTTTGAGATAGTTCGTTTCCTGTCATAATCAAATACAAAAGGTGCTACCAGTTGTATGTCTTCTATTGTGCAATATTTTTCAAGATATGTACTCATTATCAAATTCTCCTATTAATTGAGGAACTTCTAATTTGTCTATTAAACGAAACATTTCAGGTAGGTAATATTCTTTTTCTCTATCTGATATTGTGTTTGCTTGTAATATAGCAGATAGTTCTTTTAATCGTTTTATTGTTTCGCCTAAATCCATTAGTTTCCCTTTATAATTTTATTGTTCCAAGTTGTCATTCCATTATGTATGTCTAAGGTGATTAGATTAAACCAACCATCATTAAAGAAATCTACAATCCCCACATTATGAGTCCAGTTTACCTTTCTACCTTTTAAAAAATCTTTTTTCATCTTACATAAGCACCCCATGCTTTGTGCTATATGTATGCCTGAAATGTGTTGCATTACACTTCTTTGGCAATCGTGAGTATGCCCATAGATTACATTACAGCCTAAGTGCATTACAGTTTGCCTACTATGACTGACTGAACTATAATGTCCCCCATGATAAGCATAGAGCTTAGAACCTTCTACTTTAAATAACTCACCATAAGGATACCATTTGTATCCCCTTTCCTTAATCTTAAATAGATTTTCAGGTTTGTATTGCTCTAAATAAGGGTTCTCATCAACAAAAGCATTATACCAAGCATCGTGATTTCCCATAGCTAAGTATTTCTTTTTACACCCTACTTTTTTAAGTGCTTTGTCAATTCTATCCATGTGATAATTGACTTCATCTGCTTCTTTATCAATCAAAGGAAGTTGATATTCTAATGGTGGTCGCTTTCTTCTTGACCATCTCCAATGAGATACATACTCCCCTTCTGCAAAATCACCTAAATTGATAAATACATCAGGTTTTACTTTTTCAATTACCTTTAATGCACAGCTAAATGCCTTTTCATCATGTAATGGGAAGTGCATATCCCCAAAGATGATGCCTGTACTCTTGATTTCTTTCATGTAGTAGTTGCCCTTCTATACCACCCATAATAAAATCGTTCTTGATCAGGTTCTTCGGATACTAATCTTCCATAGAATAAACAACGATATGCTTGTAATCTTCTTTTTGAGATTCTTCCTGCGTTCTCTATGGTTATTTTACCAATAACTCCATCTTCTTCGATTTTATTCATCTTTCTACTATTGATGGCTTGTTGTAGTATTTTAACAGCTCTATGTTGTCCCATATTGACACACATATCAAAATATGTGGCTTTCAAGTCATTAGGTAAATTATCTGCTTTACTTGGTTTCCAATACTCATTGTAATAAATATTAATTGCATCACTTTTCGTAAGATTCTTAATATCTACATCAGGATACCATCGTTTAGCAATACCAAAGTTGGTTTCACCACCTTTATCGTAAGGATCATTTACATAGCCCCCTTCATGTTCTAAGACCTTGTCAATAATGTGTTCAAAGGTTATCATGCTGACTTCTTTACCTTCTCGAAACTTCTCATTCCCCCAAGACCAAGAAGTCCCAAAAGTATAGTCATTAAAGAACTCATATCGAATACTGGTAATTCTATAGGTTTCCCAATAGCAGAGAACACAAACATTAATAAGGGTTGCAATACAAAGTGATAACATAATGCTATTGAACAAACCCAGCCTACACTTGGTCGCCAGCCACTTACAAACAGGTTTGTAGAACCTGCTTCTACTTTGTTTACTTCTATTTGTGCTTTGTTGATTTCTTGTATTAATTGTGCTTTTTCCTCTTTGTCTAAAGTAAACTTATCTACATGACCAGCTACTTTATCTATGATTCCTGCTACTACATTTAATTTAGGCATCTTTTTTTTCTTCTTCTTCCTCTTTTTTATCAAAAGATTCTGTTAGCATTTTAGCAAAAGCACCTTCGGCTACATTTTCTCTATCCATTTCAAAAGCCAAAGATGATTTTCTCTTTCTACAATTCTCTATGTGTTCTACCAAAATTTTCTGTTCTTGTGATAGTTCATCATAATTGTAGTCTTTATCGTTTATATTTACTTTTCTTTCTTCACTCATTTTCATAACCCTCGTTTGTTATTAATAAAATTCTATTGGTGTGTTCCACCAATACATTCACTCATTCTAAATGGTGCTTCTTCTAAAAAGTCATCATATAGATTAACTGAACCTGCTGTGGACTGTAATGGATTATTACTTCCACCAATTAAGTCAAAAGTTGATGCTTTTCCTCCTGCTGCAATAAAAGTATGTCCTGTTCCATCACACAATCCTTTTAAAGATATATTAGATGTTTGTTCTACACCAGTTGCTTCACCGATAGCATTACCTACTCCAAACATTCCAAAATTAGTATTTCCTACTGCTGGTAATGCCATACTTAACCTTTAATCTTTTTATATTCTACAATGTCTGCTTTTAATTCAGCCACTCTTGCTTCTGCATCTACTAATTGTGCTTCTGCTTGTGATATAGCTTCATCTACTAATTTAATTTCTACATTCTGCAAAATTTCTACATCATTACCTGAAGCATCTTGCATAACTCTTGTATGCTTGATTTCTACTCTTTTAGGTGCAGTTGTAGTTTCGTCTATTTTTCTTGCGATTAATTTAGCCATTTAATTGTTCCTTTAATTCGTTAATTTGTTCTTGTTGTTCTTGAACTGCCTTAATTAATACAGCAGTTAATTTTTCATAATCCAAAGTCTTTATTTCTTTATCAAAGTGTTTTTTATCTTTGACTATTTCAGGGATTACTTCTTCTACTTCTTGTGCAATAAATCCTATATCATGTCTGTCGTTTTCTTTCCAATCATATTCTTTTGGATTTAAACTCATGATTGTATCTAAGCCATAATGTATTTCTTTAATATTCTTTTTTAATCTTCTATCTGATGGTGTTGTAGAATAAGCAACTACATCTTGTTTTGCATGAAAGTCTCCATCAGTTTCCATTCTAAATTCTTCTGTTGCACCACCTGATTGATTATAAGGACAAGTTCCAAACGATAAATATCCACCTGGAAGTGTTCCATTTCCTTGTGGATTAACACTTTTAATAAATGATGTTACATAAGGTGCATTACCACTTGTATCGTGTGCATAATATTCAATAGTCCCTACAACATCTCCTGCATCCCAATCTGAACTTGCAACAGTATTAGACAATCTTATTGTTGGAGAACCAGCTGCACCATCACTACCACCTGAACCTGCTACATCTAAATTTGTACTTGGTGTAATTCCTATACCGACTTTTCCATCATTATCAATGGTCATTCGTGTAGTGCCATCTGTTCTAATTTGTAAATCGTGGTCAGATTCCATTCCTAAAACACCATAGCTATTATTTGCATTTAATATAGTGAATGCAGAAGTTCCTCTTGTAATTTTAAAAGAATCACCACCAAAATTTGAACCATCAATTTGCAATCCAAAACTTGGTGATTGAGTTCCTATTCCAACATTTCCACCAAGAGGATTTAAAAATAAATTATATTC